GCTAATATATGCGCACAATTAGAGCATATAGTCTTTAAATTATTATGACGGCAATTATTTAGATCGCCGTCTATGTGAAATACTCTAAAAATTTCTCTATGCGGACTTTTTACGCCGCACTTCTCACAAAAGAATTTTATCTTATAGTTGGCTCTCTGCCATCTAGGAACGCCGCTGTATAGACCCTTGGCCATACAAATTTCACACAGACTACGATAGTACGTCTTGCAATTTTTAATGTAGTTGACAGCTCTAGGTCTCTGTCCGCACTTACATAGGGGTCTCATATCAATATTTAAACCTTTTCAGCCCCTTTTCGCCATTTCATAACACACCATTTTTACCGTTTCCCGCTAAATATTACTACATTGATTAACACCAGGAGAGTATCCAATGGCACTAACATCACCAGGCGTAGAAGTAACAGTTATCGATGAGAGTTTTTATACACCAGCTGAACCTGGTACAACTCCTCTAATTGTTGTAGCAACCGCCGAAAACAAATTAAACGGAGCGGGCACAGCAACCGCCGCAGGAACAACAGCCGCTAATGCAGGCAAGGTATTCAGAGTAACAAGTCAACGTGAACTTGTTGATCTATTTGGAGTACCATTCTTTGAGAAGACAGCCAGCGCCAGTCCAGTACATGGTGGCGAGCGTAACGAATACGGTCTACTTGCAGCATACAGCTATCTTGGTGTTTCAAATGCTGCATTTATCGTACGTGCTAATATTGACCTTAACGAACTAGAAGGTACAACAACTACCCCGGGAGCAGACGCAGCAGACGGACAATGGTGGTTTGACGTAGAGGCCAGCAAATGGGGTATCCAAGAATGGGACTCAGCAGCAGTGGCCGACGGTGGACAAAAGTTTACCGCTAAGACACCATTAATCCTCACAGATGCTGATACAGCAAACGTAGACAGCGTCACATATGGTCTAACAGGCTATACATACGACGGTGCTCCAAAAGGTTCAGTTGGATCAATTGGCGATTATGCAGTTGTATGGAGAACTGTATTAGAAGATGGCAGCTTTGCCGCAGACAAAGAATTTGCAAGAATTTGGTACAAGAGTGCAGGTAATACTTCCGCTGGTATCAATGCCGGTGATTGGGTATTAGTTGGTTCACCTGAGTGGTGCGCCAGCCATCCAACTGCCTATAGTTCAGCTGCTGTAACAGTATCTCTAACACCGGGCAATACATTCACAGTGAATGGTACTGCTGTCACAGTAGCAGCAACACTAGCAGCTACAGTAACAAACTTCAACTCAACTATGGCAGACAGCGGCATCACAGCCGTAGCTAAGAACAGCAGAATGTATATTTTCAGTGACGGTACTTCAACATTAGAAGGTACTGACTCTGTTTTAACATCTAGTGTTATACTTGCCAACGGTTCAGGAACTCCACTAGCTGATCTAAATATCACCGCAGGAACATATCTAGCTCCTGCTCTAGCACAACAACCGCACTATTCAGTGCCATTGTTTAAGAGAACAGATTTTAGCTCAACAGTAAATAGCCGACCATCGGGTTCAGTATGGTTAAAGACCACAGAACCAGGAAACGGTGCAAGACTCAGATTGAAGAGATACAATGAGTCAACTTCAACCTGGGTAGCCAACGATGCCAACCTATATGCAAGTCCACACGCCGCTCTTTATTGGTTAGATCGTGCAGGCGGCGGCGCCAATTTAAGTGCTGATCAGGTTTTCGTGCAGTACAATGCTTTGGAGCATGTTGGAGCATACGATGCAACAACAGGCACAACACCCTTTGGTGCTCTTGACCAAACACTGGCAAGTGCAGTTTATCGTGCATGGATTCGTAAGAGTGGTCCGCAGACAGAAATTATTTCTGTACAGATTGAATCTGGAACATTAACAGCAGGTGCAAAAACATTTACAATCAAGCAAAGTATTCCAGGGGATGCGAACCTAAGTTCAACTGAAACAGTATCAGTGACATTAGCTGGTACAGCCGATGATGCATTTACAATTGCAGCAGCTATCAACGCATTGAATTTTGAAGATTCTTCGGGAGATCCTATTACAAATAATGTGATTGCCAGCGTGTCTGTTGATAACGAATTAGTTATTAAGCACAAAGAAGGCGGTGACATTAGAATGTCAAACGATTCTGGTACCCTTCTAGCTACATTGTTTACAATTTATGATCTAGAAGACGGCACAGGCAATATAAATTTCTACGGTCTAACACCAACAGTTGGCGGTGTAACAGACGGCGCCGCAGAAGATTATCTAGTAAGCCTATGGCAACCAATGGTTGTGGCACAGTTTGACGTAAGCACAGATGTTCCCCTCAACGAACCAGCTAACAACCAATTATGGTACAATCCAGCATTTGGTGACGTAGACATGATGATTCACAATGGCACAACATGGGTTGGCTATTTAGACAGCACAAGCCCATTTTATAGTGCTACAGCATCGTTGAAGACAGACCCAAATGGTCCAATAGTAAGCGCAACAATGCCAGAAACACAGAGTGATGCAACTCCTCTAAGAAATGGTGATTTGTGGATCAGCACAGCAGATTTAGAAAACTTTCCAACAATCTACAAATTCAACCCAGATGCAGGCACAGTTCTTGCAGATAGATGGGTACTTGTAGACAAGACTGACCAAGTTACAGAAGACGGTGTATTGTTTGCAGATGCTCGTGCAGGAACCAGTGGCGGTACAGCGACCAATGCCCCAACTGGTACAATCAAAGAATTGCTAACAAGCAATCACTTAGATCCAGATGCTCCAGATCCAGATTTATATCCAAAGGGTATGTTGCTTTGGAATCTAAGAGCCAGTGGCGGTAACGTTAAAAAGTATCAAGACAATTACATCGACCTAACAGCCGACAACGAGCGTATGGGCGGTGTAGCAATGACTAGCTATTGGCCAGATCGTTGGACAACAGCAAGTCCTAATAACGAAGACGGTAGTGGTAGCTTTGGCCGTAAGGCACAGCGTTCAACTGTGGTAGCAGCATTGAAGTCAGTAACTGATACCAGTGAAGAAGCACGCGATGAAGAACGTCGTAATTTTAACTTGATCAGCTGCCCAGGATACCCTGAACTACTAAGCAACCTTATTAATCTAAACTTAGATCGTAAGGTAACAGCTTTCGTAGTTGGTGACACACCACTAAGACTAAGAGCAGATGCTACAAGTTTAACAAACTGGGGTACAAACGCTAATCTTGCTACAGACAACGGCGACGTTGGCCTAGTAACTTATGACGAATACTGTGCAGTTTACTATCCAAACGGATTTACAACTGACCTAAGCGGCGCTAACGCTGTAGTTCCAGCAAGTCACATGATGCTAAGAACAATTGCTCTTAACGACCAAGTGGCTTATCCATGGTTTGCACCAGCAGGTACACGTCGTGGCGGTATTACTAATGCAACCAGCGTTGGTTACATTGACGCTGATACCAGCGAATTCAATGTTGTTGCCCTAAACAACGGTCAACGTGACACACTATATGATCTTAAGATCAATCCAATTCCATTCTTCGTTGGTGTTGGACTTGTTGCTTATGGTCAGAAGACTCGCGCAAGAAACGCAAGCTCTCTAGATAGAATTAACGTAGCTAGATTAGTAGTTTATCTACGTAGTCAGTTAACAAAACTAGCTCGTCCTTATGTGTTTGAACCAAACGATCAAATCACAAGAGATGAAATCAAGCAGGCAGTTGAAAGTCTGTTACTTGAACTAGTAGGCCTAAGAGCTATCTATGACTTTGCTGTGGTATGTGATGAGAGTAATAACACACCAGCTAGAATTGATCGCAATGAACTATATGTAGACGTGGCAATTGAACCAACCAAGGCAGTTGAATTCATCTACATACCATTGAGACTCAAGAACACTGGCGAGATTTAATTGATAAATATTAATATCGGAGTATAAGACATGCCAATCACAACACTAACAAATCATAGTATTAATCCAGCTGGTGCAGGGTCAAACACAGGTATGTTGATGCCTAAGCTCAAGTACCGCTTCCGTGTAACACTACTTGGATTTGGTACTAGCGCAAGCACAGAGCTTACTAAACAGGTAGGCGATGTGACTAGACCAAAACTAAATTTTGAAAATATGGAAATCCCAATTTACAACTCCAAGATTAATCTTGCAGGCAAGTACACTTGGGAACCTGTTACACTAAACATTAGAGATGATGTAAGTAGCAACGTAATCAAACTAGTTGGTCAGCAGATTCAGAAGCAGTTTGATTTCCACGAACAAGCATCAGCTCGCGTGGGCGCAGATTATAAGTTTACCACACGCATTGAAGTACTAGACGGTGGTAACGGATCTGTAAGTCCTGTAGTTCTAGAAACATGGCAACTATATGGTTGCTATATACAGAACACAGACTACGGCGATTTAAACTATGCCACTAACGAACCAGCTACAGTTGCACTAACAATTCAGTACGATAGTGCAGATAATACTCCAAGTGCAGTTGGTGTAATTGGCATTGGTACAGCCGGTCCAACAAGACCAACAGCAGTAGACGGACTATCAACTGGTTCAGCTGGTATCTAATACTAGCCTTTATTGATAAAGAAACCCGGATTTATTCCGGGTTTTTTTATGACTAAATATTTGTATGGCAAATAAGTTTACACGTTTCCTTAATAGTTTACCTGGCGGCCCTAAGGGCGTTGTCAGTAATTTTCGTCATGCCGAACGAATATTTGTAGACAACTATTATAGACTAGCACCTAGAACAAAGTTTCTTTACTATGTAGTTTTAAGAGGTGCCGATAAAGAAGTTTCTCTACTTGTTAAAACAGCAGACTTACCAAAATATACATTTCAAAGCACAACAAAGAATGTATACAATAGAACTAAACATGTCTATAAAATGATGACCTATGAACCGTTAACGTTTACATTTCATGATGACAATGACGGGTTGGTCAACCAAATGTGGAACGAGTACTACAGCTACTATAGTGACGATCCGGGCGGTAGCCAATTGAACCACCCCAACGGATTGGAAAGGTTCAATAGCAGTTACGGCATGGGTTTCCCTATAGATGAAAATTATTTCAAAAAAATTAGTTTATATACCTTAAGTAGACAGCGTTTTAATGGATATGAACTCATAGCACCTAGGATAAAATCTTGGACACATTCTAATTTAGACTACGGCGCTAATGAACCTGCTGATCATACAATGACCTTAGACTACGAAGGTGTTGTATATTCTACTGGCAGCGTTACTTACGGCAGTCCAGACGGCTTTGCTAATCTGTCTTACGATGTGATACCTAGTCCAAATACAGTAGGCGGTGGCGGATTACGAGGCATAGCTGATGCCCTTGGTGTTGGCATATTAGGTGACATTGAATCTGTATTTGGTCCAATATCCAAAGACAGGATTAAAAAGCGCCCGGGATCTTTTATTGCTGCGGCGATATCTTCGGTCAATGCCTATAAAAATTTAACACCAGGTGGAAGAGATTCGTTTGGAGGTATAGTTGGCGAATTAAGAAATCCCAATGTTCAATCAAGTGTTGCTAATGCCATTGGCGGTGTTATTGGTGCTAAATTTCCAAAGGTTGGTACTGCTATAGGTGCAGCCGCTGCTGTTAGCGCAGTAAGCAAACTGCTGCAACCGCCTTCCGCCAGTAAGGCTTTTCCGCAGTCTAGCGGTAACAATAGTAAACCACGTAAGTTTCCATGAGCAAAACACCATTAATTAATTTACCTCCTATTGATAAAGAGGACAGCGGAGCTTCTACAAAACTATTCTTTGATAGTTACGG